GGCTTGCAGGCCAGAGTAAGTGTTGGCGGCCACGTCCAGCTGGTTGGCGGCGGCTTGCAGGGTGATGCGGTCTTCATGGTTGAAGGGGTTGGCGCGGCGGGCGTAGGTGGCTACGCGGTCGTCGGCGTCTTGCATGATGGCTTCGAGCTGCGCCTGGTGGCTCTCTTGTTTGGTGGCCAGAGCGTTGGCGCGGGCCTCGCATTGGGTGGCGCGCTCGGCTGTTTCCGTTTGCCGGGTGAGCAGGGCAGCCATGCGGGCGGTTAGGCTCTCGATTGAGCTGTTCGCGCTCTGGATGAGCTTGGCTTGAGCGTTGCGCAGTGTTTGGTTTTTCAGCCGTTGGGCGCGGGCGCCTGTGCTGAGGCCTATGCGGTAGGCGATCAGCCCAGCCAGCGCGCAGACTGTAAAGGCGGTGAAGATGATGTTGATAGTGGTCATGTGCTGTGTCCCTTGGGTTGCTGCCGGCTGGTGAGGCCGGCAGTGGGTGGTGGGTTAGTTGCCGATAGCGAAGGTGCCGATGGTCAGGGGTACGAAGCCGCCGACTTCTTGCTCGAGCACGTGCTTGAACTCAATGGCGAAGCCTTCGCGCTGGGCCTCTTCCCCGACCCAGCGCAGCTTGAGTACGGGCTTGTCTTCGCCGGTGATAGCCGACAGGCGCAGGGTGATGGTCGATTCTGCCAAGCCCTCGAACGGCACGACCTGGAACAGGAAGACGGTTGGCAGGGTTTCTTGGCTTTTGGCTTCGATTTCGTCCATTGCGCTGCGGGTCGCGCTGAGGTCACCGACCGAGCTGTCACGCTGGCTGGTGGCTTTGATGGTCATCTTGCGCACGCCGCTGATGGCTGCCGCGATGGTCAGTGTTTCGTCACCCGCTGTGGCGGTGATGTTCGGTGCCCAGTCTTCCAGCCATTCGGCCAGGGCTTGCTGGCTGAGGGGTTTGCCGACAATCGACTGAACGGCGGTGTAGGCAGCGGACGGTTTGAGGGTGAGGGTGGCACGGTCATCGCCGTGGCCGGCTTCGTCGGGCGTACCCAGGTTGAAAATGACGGTGGCCGACATGGCGTCTTGGTCGATAAAGCCGCCGGCAAGTAGCCCGAGGTCGGTGTCATTGTGGCGCTCGACATACTTGCTGAAGTCTCGCAGGGACTGGGTTTTCAGGCTGGCGCGAAAGCGATCGCGCATCGGCTGGTAGCGCTCCAGGCTGTGCATGCTGACTGAGTCCGGCAGCACGACCACGTTACTGCCGCCGTCGATGCTAATGGGCTTAGCTGCTGCAACCAGTGCTTGGGATTCGATGTGCTGTAAGGTTTCTTTGTTAAACATTGAGGTGTTTCCTTGGTGAGTGGCTTGGAATTACTACAGAACGGCGCGCTTAAACCTCTTGGGCGCGCACCGGGGTGTCTTGCTTGTTGAACAGCTGCGCTGTTGGGTCGTTTTGGAACAGCTCGATGCCGTTGGCGGTGACGTACATGGGCGTATCCAGCGCTGTGTCTTCGCGCTTGGTGCCGCGTTTGGTGGGTTGGGCGAAGTCCAGCTTGTGGTTGACCTTCACCTGGTTGCTCTCGCCAATTTGGCTGAGCTCGAAGGTGAGAACGACCTTGCCCTTTTTGCCGTGGTCGACAACGCCCGCGGCTACATCGGAAAGGGCGCGGCCTACTTGCTGAGCAAATACGCCGGCATTGAGTGAGCCTAGAAACTCGGTGGTATCGGTTGCTTTCATGTGCTGTGCCTCTTGGTGGTTGTGTGCCCTTGGTGGGGCGGGTTATGCCGCGTCGGCGGCGGCTTCTTGGCGGTCGAGCCATTCGGCCAGGTGGTGCGTGTAAACAATCCAGCGGGCGCCGGGTAGGTCGTTGAGCCGGCTCAGGCGGAGGTCTATCCGGCCGGACTCCACGTGGCGGCGCAGGGCGCGCAGGCTGGGTACGTTGGCCAGTGGTTCCAGTGCCAGTACCTGCTCAATGGTCAGGTAGCCAATGGGGTAGGCCTGTTTGAGGTGGGCGTGTCGGCTGCTCACGGGGTGGCCTCCGCAATCGGGCGCGTGAAGCGCAGGCGGATAATCTCAGCAATGCCTTCGGTGGTTTTACCCACCTGGCGATCCACCACATTGCCGGCGGCGTCGGTGATGACGCAGCCAAAGGCGCTGCTGCTCGCTTGGGTGAGCGTGACGTGCGGGAGGTAGCCCGCTGGCGTAACGGCCAGCAGCTGGGTGTAAAGGCGCACGAGGTCATCGGCGTGCGGCTGGTTGCTCTGCAGACGGCCAATGGCCTCTACCGCTGCGGTTTGCACGATGGATGGGCGAATAACGCCAGGGTGGTCGATGTTCAGCACGGCCAGCTTGAGCGCGCCGATAGCGTGGTTGGCTGGGCTGGTCATGCGGTTAGGCCTTGTCTGCGCGCGCAATGGCTTGCGCGTCACTGTAGGTGCCGCTGGCATAGCGCTTGCCCAGCAACTTGAACTTGTTGGCGGTGAGTGTTTCTTCGCGGCTGATGCCTAACTCAGCGCGCAGGCCTTCGATAAAGAACTCAAGGTCGCCTAGCTCTTCCACCACGTTCTCGCGGTCAAGCGGTTTGTTGTAGATAACAAAGCGCTTGATTGCGTCCAGCAGTTCGCCCGCTTCGCCCGATGCGCCAACGGCCATGTGTAGGGCGTTCGCCTTGCCGGGTGTCATCTGCTGGATGATGTCTTGGCCTGGCTTTACCAGCGCCGCGACCATGGCAGCATGCGGGGTGGATTCAATAGCGGCGCGTTGTTCTTGGGTAAGAGACATGGTTAAGCCCTCAATTTGATAGTGATGTTGATATCCAGCTGCTCGGCCAGCCAGGCAATGCCGGACTCGGTGACCATTACGGCGGCGTAGTGGGTCCAGCCGTTAATGGCTTTGTTCCAGCGGCTGCGGGTTTCGATATAGAGATGGCCTTTGTCGCGGTAGCGGCACGCCAGCTCGCCCTGGTGGTTGATGATGCCGCGCTCGCGCAGCTGGTCGCGCAGCTTGCGCGGGCCCATGCCGAGCACGGCGGCAGCCTGGTTGAGGTCGCGGTTCATGGGCGTGGCCTCAGGCTGCGTTACGCAGGCGTTGGCGGGCCTGCAAGATGAGCATCAGCTTGGCCACCTGGGCGTACAGATCATCCAGGCTGCCTTCGTTGCGCAGCACGAAGTCGTTGTCGTGAATGACCAGGCCGCTTTCGCTGCTGTGGCTGGCCACGCTGGGTGCATCCGGGCGCAGGATGTGCACCACGCTGCCGCCGCGCGTGCGCAGCCAGTTGGCTTCGTTGTCAAAGCGCACATCACGCACTACCACGCCGCTGTAGCGGGCTTGGTCGATGCTCAGGTGGTTGCCGATGTTCTGCTCAGCCAGCAGCACCCAAAGGTCAGGGTGCACTAGGTGACGGCCCCACTCGGTACCGAGCAACTGCATCAGCTGGCGAGGAGATTTGCCCAGCCACTCGATGTTCTGCTCTTTGGCGGCGCCTTCCAGCTGGGCCTCGGTAAGGTTGAACATCTGTGCCAGCGCTTGCTTGAGCGGGTCGGCAAAGGCGTAGGACAGTAGCGCGTAATGCGCGGCCAGGTAGCGGGCTACGGTGTCTTTACCGGTGCGGGCGAGGCCGTGCAGGCCGATAAGAAGATGGCTCATGCGGTCACCTGCTTTTTTTCGGCCTGGCGCTGTTGGTAAGACTGCAGGGCGGCGCGGCTGTGAGCAGGGTGCTTAAGCAGCAGTTCTTCACGGCGCAGGGAGGCGGCATTCATCGCCATCGCTGTGAGGCGGTCGTACTGTTGACCGGTGATCGCTTCCAGGTTGAGTGCTGCTACGGTTTGGCCAATGGCGTTATATACGCGCGCCTCAACTGCAAAGTCGTACGATGCGGTGCGGCAGTCTTTGATCTCGTTGGCCAATCCCTGCATAAAACACTGCATGGCGATGGTGGGGTGATTGGTACTCATGCGGCGTCACCCCCGAATGGGCCGAATGCATCGGCAGGGGTGGTGGGCTTGAGCTGGGTGCGGGTGCCGTTGATTACAACCAGCTGGCCGGTGGCCTGTTGGATGCTGCGAACGGTGCCGGGGTTAGAAGCCGCTGCCGGGTGCAGATACACCGGGCAGCGGGTGGTGGTGCGTGCTGTGTCCATGGGTTGCTCCGTGACCTTGGTGAGGGGTACGGATGCAATGTACCAAGTAGTAAATAATCAGGCAATACTAATTGGTAAATGATTTTCTAGAAGGTAATAAAAACCCCGCGGTGGGCGGGGTTTTATGGTGTGCAGTGCCTTAAGCGGCTGATGTGTCCCACTCTATCCAGTGAGCTGTCATGCGCATGTACCAGGGCACGTTGGACAGGTACTGCGTGGCCTCCTCGCGGGTGTACATGGCGCGGATGACTTCGTTGCGGGCCAGCAGTTCTAGCGCCGGTAGTGTCGGCGGCTCGTCTGCTTCAATGCGGCGTATTCTGCTGCGCATTGTCCGTAGAGATTCCGGGGTTGGAGTGCCCTGGGCCATTATTTCCTCTTCAATGCCGAGGTAGCATTTACGCAGGTCGCCATGAAGTGAGGCGCGCTGGCCAGTGCCAATAACAAGGTCTACGGCTGATGCCACTGTTACCAACAGCGCAGCTGCTGCTGTCACTGCAGCGGGAGCGTCAGCAAGAATTGACGCCACGGCAGCAGAGCCAAAGAGTACGCCGACAAAGGCAGTGAAGCGACTCCAGCGCATAAAGAACGACATTCTGCGCATGTGGTAGCGAATGCAGCGCTGCACATAAAAGCGGAGTTCGTGGAGTTCATCTTCAACCTTGTCGGCGTCGGTCATCGCTTGGGTCTCGGGGGTGTGGGTCGGCTCTCAGAAATAGTGTTGGGGCCGTTGCCGCTATCGTGCTTGATTTCGCGGTTAGGTGTTGGCCTATCCTGCGGCGTCGGGCGAGGAGGCTGTGAGGGCGGTCGGCGGTCTTTGTCAGACATTAGCATAGCTCCATTGCTGTTGGGTGTGAGTAAGTCGGGTCAGTACTTGATTTTGCTCGGTGGCACGATGCCGCCCACGTAGTGGATCTGCTCAATGTCGCTGCGGGCGATGGTCACGCGGCCGTAGCCATCGTTTACGGCCATTAAGCTGACTTCTTCGGCATTCTCGTAGAGCAGTTCTTTCACCATGCTTTGGCCGTCTATGCAGCGCACCATCACGTATTCGCCGGGTATTAGCTGGTGGTTGGGTTCGCACCACACCACCCAGCCGCTGCGAATGGCGGGGGCCATTGAGTCACCCTTTACGCGCAGTGAGTAGGCGTCGGGGTCTGTGGTGGGTACGTCTAGCCAGCCGTCTGCAACGGTTAAGGCATCCCAATATCCGTCTGGGCCCAATTGCGCTATCCCTAATATTCGAGTCCGTTTGAATGGGCGGGTCAGGTCTGGGCCAGGTTCCAGCCTTGCTTCGGCAATAACGTAATTACCAGTACTGCTAACCGGCGATTGCTCATGGCTGCAATCAAACCAGCCATCAGGTAGACCTAAGTGACGTTCGAAATCTCTAGCGTTAGCTTCACCAAACGAGCGTTGGTTATTAGCGTCAGGGAGCATGCCGGCAACGTAGCCTGGCTGGCGTTCTACCGCGCGGGCCAACGCATTCTTGTTACCGTCAAAGCGGCTCTCTAGCAGCAGCTGCAAATTGGCGCGTCTGATATCTGTTTTCTTCATTAGGCAATCTTCGGCACCAGTTACAAAAAAGTAAATGAACTATTTAGTATTGACTGCTAGTTACTAAATGGTAGATATTGCGAGCATCAAGACGGAAGGCGCTGTAAAGCGAGGCTTAGCAATGAAATTACTCGACTACATGAAAACGCTGGATAAGGCCCAGCTTGAGTGCTTGGCGAAGCGCTGCCAAACCTCTGTTGGTCAACTCAAGCAGGTGGCTTACTGCAACAGGCGTGCGGGTGCGGGGCTTGCTGTAAATCTTGAGCGCGAAACCCAAGGCGCTGTTACCTGTGAATCACTGCGTGAAGACATTGATTGGGCTTATTTACGCGGCTCGCAGGCCGCTTAATTCGACGTGCCACTCACCAAGTCACTACCCGCTGTAGGGCACAGCAGCAAGAGGACTAGCAGCGGGGCTGGCTCCGGAAGCCTCACCAGCAGACCGGAGCCGGCATTAGGCCAGTAGGCCAAAAGCAACAAACCTGACGCCACGGCGGCAGGTGCAATAGAGGCGGGGAACTGGGCGCCACTCACCAAGAATAGGCCCAGCCCCTGCGTTCCGGTAGACGGGTACCACCCCTGACTACCTCAACAAGCCTTTCCCCAGGGACACAGCACGTATCAGGGGTTTGGCGACTGCTGTAGGCATAGGATAGGGCGCTGCCCTGACCATGGCTATGGTAGTTGGCAGGATTTACTACCATGACGCATCAGCACGATGATTACAGCGGCCCTGCGGTGCCGCTGGATGTGGCGATCGACACTGATTGCCGTGAGTTCCGCGGCGGCCACAAGGCCGTTTGCGCCATGCTTGGCGAGCCTTACGGGCCGTTTCAAAAGCGCCTTTCAGGTGCTTACCCTGACCACCATTTGAGACCGGATGACCTGGCGCGTGTTGTTGAGCTTGTGCGCGGCCCTGCCGTGCGCACGTGGTTTGAGCAGGTGTACGGGGTGGTGAGTTACCAGCCCGTGCCCGTGCCGGCCACGCGCGATGCGATGCAGGCGCTGGGCAAACTGTTGGCCAAAGAGGGTGAGTTTGTTGCCAGCCTGGCCGGCGGCGCTGCTGACAGCCGCTGGGAGCGGGCCGAAGTGGCCGAACTGGAAGCGCACGGCTTTGCGCTGATCAGCAAGTTGCTGGGCATTATGGCTGGCGCCCGCCAAGCAATGGAGGGCGACAACCGTGGCTGACCTGATAGATGACGCCAACGAGCATGCAGAGCACCTGCTGCTGCAGGCACTTGCGCAACACCAGCGCCGCGTGGGTGGCCAGGCCACCAGCGCCGAGTGGTGCGAGAGCTGCGGGGTTGAGATACCCCAAGCACGCCGCGTGGCCGTGCCGGGTTGCCAGTGCTGCGTTGATTGCCAGCATTTGCGGGAGCTGAAACGTGGCTGATCAGATCCCTGTTTCACTGGAAGACCTGCGTGTGCTGCTGCGTTTCATCCCCGCCACGGATCGCGAGACCTGGGTGCAGGTTGGCATGGGCATTAAAGCCGAGTTCGGTACCAACGGTTGGGATGCTTGGGATACGTGGAGCCAGTCCGGTACCGGCTACAAGCTGAGTGATGCGAAGGCTGTTTGGAAGAGCTTTCGCAAGGCCGGTACCGGGCTTGGCACGGTAATCAAGCTGGCGATGGATAACGGGTGGACGCCGGATAAAACCGAGCTGTCTGCCGAGGATAGGCGGCGGTTTGCGCGTGAGCAGGAAGAGCGGCGGCGGGCCAGGCAGGCTGAGGTAGAGGCCGACGAAGCCCTGCTGGAGCGCATGCGGGCAAAGGTTGCCGCTGAGTGCGCGGTGATATGGGCGCAGCACACAGCAGCCGAAGGCAAGAGCGCCTACCTGGACAAAAAGCAGGTGGCCGCTTTTGGTATTGGCTTTATGCGCCACACGGTTGTGCTTGAGATTGATGACCAGTCCGAGCGCTGCCAGCTGTGGGTGGGCGACGATGCCCAGCGTTACCTGAAAAGCGTGCCCAGCCCGCGCCCTGCTCATTTGTCGATGCTGGTGTTGCGCCGTGGTGACATGGTGATGCCGCTGTGCGATGAGGCAGGGCGTTTGCACAGCCTGCAGCAGGTGAGTAGCACCGGTAAGAAGCTGTTCCCGAAGTACGGCCGCAAGAGCGGCTGTTTTCATGTGGTGGCTGATGATGCCGATGCGCAGGTAGTCGGGTTGGCTGAGGGTTATGCCACGGCAGCGAGTTGCCACATGGCCGTTGGCTGGCCGGTTGTGGTGGGCATTGATTCGGGAAATTTGCCAAAGGTTGCGGCGCGACTGCGGGCTATGTACCCAGCGGCGCGCTTGGTGATTTGTGGTGATGATGACCCGACCACACCTGGCAACCCGGGGCGCACCAAGGCCGAACTGGCGGCGCAGCAATGCGGTGCGGTGGCGGTATTTCCGCAGGGTGCCGAGGGTAAGGATTGGAATGACCTGCATGTTGGCCTGGGCCTCGATGCTGTGCGCGAGCAGCTGCTGACGGCGTTATTGCTGGAGCCTGCCGGGCCGGTTGAGGATCTTCCCCGCGCCCCATCTGATGACTGCGCGCCCGAAAATTCCACCACCGGCACTACCGGGGGCGCGGGGGAGGTGCTGACGCTTGTCCAGGTGACGCGGCGCTATGCATTGGTGGAAGGCACAACGCAGGTGTGGGACGGCGACAAGGCCTTGCTGATGAAGAAGGCGGCCTTTGAAGCCCTGGTGGGCAAGCCGTTGGCGAAAGAGTGGTTGGCGCTGACCGACGATACCCGCCGGGTGGTGGCCGCAGACCATGTGCGCGATATCCAGCAGGCCAAGCGGTTGACCGGCAAGAAGGGCGGTGCCCTGGGTATGCCGCCGGTTGAACGCTATGTGTACATCGACGGCACCAAGGATGTGTGGGACCGGCAGAAGAAACGCCGTGTGCCCGAGGGTGCGGTAAAGATGGCGCTGGGCGATGCCTATGCGCTGTGGCTGAACAGTGCCGAGCGTCGGGTGGTGGATGTTGACCACATCGTGTTCGACCCGACCATGACGAAAGACCCTGCCGTATACATCAATACCTATGACGGCCTGCCGCTGGCGCCTGAGCGTAATGATGAGGCGTGCGCGAACCTGATCTGGCTGATCGACTTTCTGTGCAACCACGATGAGCCGTCGCGGGATTGGTTGGTGCGCTGGTTGGCGTACCCGCTGCAGCACCCTGGCGCCAAGATGGATACGGCCGTGCTGATGCACTCGATTATGGAAGGCTCGGGCAAGAGCCTGCTGTTTGCCGATGCGATGGGTGAGCTTTACGGCCAGTACGCGGCAACGGTAGGGCAGACGCAGCTTGAGAGCAACTTCAACGCCTGGCAGAGCCGCAAGCTGTGGGCGGTGTTCGAAGAAGTTGTGAGCCGTGACCAGCGTTACAACCAGGTGGGCAAGATCAAGCATCTAATCACCGGCAAGACGGTGCGGATGGAGAGCAAATTCATCAATGGTTGGGAGGAAGCCAACCATATGAATGCGGTGTTTCTGTCGAACGAGATTCTGCCGTGGCCGATCAGCGAGAGTGACCGGCGGCTGCTGGTGATGTGGCCTATGGAAACATTGCCGGCGGCGCGCCAGAAGGCGATTGGTGCTGAGCTGCGTAATGGTGGGGTGGCTGCGTTGTATGCGTGGCTGCTGTCGATTGATCTGGGCGACTTCGACCAACGCACCCGCCCGCCGAAGACCGAGGCGCGTGAGCGCCTGGTGGCGCTGAGCCGGGCTGCGTGGCAGACCTTTGTGCATATGTGGCGGGTTGGTGAGCTGGGCCCCAACTTGTGGGGCGGGTGCTTGAGCACTGACCTATACGCGCTGTTTACCGAGTGGTGTCAGCGCAACAAGGAGCACGTGCTAAGCCACACGAAGTTCAGCCTGTTTGTGAGTGCGGAGGTTGAGAAGACGCGCAGCATCCCCTGGAGTGAGGGCACAAGCCGACGGTTTGGTGCGTTCTTTTTCCCGGCTGATCTGGAGCCTTCCCCGCCCCCATCCTTGAATGCGGCCCAGTTGGGCAAGATGGTCGATAAGTGGCGCGGTGCCGCGCAGGCTGCGGGCTGGAACGTATCGGCGTGGGATCACGTCAAGGCGGCTGCAGCATGACTCTGCCTAAAAGTGTGTTGGGTTGTGCTGGGTTGTGTTGGGTGGGTTTTGGCAACCCAACACAGGTTGAGGCCGTCAACGGCGGGCCTTTGCGCGGTGTGTGTTGGGTGTGTTGGGTTTGTACGCGCACGCACGCATGCGCATTCAATCGTGCGACTACTGATGGCGAGACCCTGACACAAAGAAAAAATCGCTACGCGAGGACTGAAAAACCCAACACACCCAACACACTCAACACAGATAGCTTGAAGGTGTTGATTTATAAGAGTTTTAAGTGTGTTGGGTTTGTGTTGGGTTGGGCCTTTTGTGTTGGGTTACTGCGGATAGCGGGGGTTTTGCGATGATTGAGGCTATGGAAGTGCTGCTGTGCGCCTGGGGCCGTGAGGCTTTGGACCCTGCTATCGATGTGAGCATAGGTTCCCCGCTGGCCAGGCTGGGTGATGATGCCCCGTGTGGGCGTGTGGGCAGCCGCTGCCTATCCACCGTGGAGCGCTGGGTATCGCTGAGCAAGGCGGCGCAGGCCGTGGATAAGGCTCTGCATGATCTGGCCTTGGATGCCCCTGTTGGGCGTGGCTCTGTTGGGCGCACGATGGTGCAGCTGGCGCGGGTGCGTTACTGCCAGTTGAGGCCTTTGCCTGTTGCTGAGCAAGCGCAGCGTTTGGGTGTGTCGGTGCGGACATACCGCACTCGCGTGGATGAGCTGCACTCGGAACTGCAGGATGCGTTGCCGGGCGTGGCTGCTGGATTAGCCAAGGCAGAGCACGTGCTGCCGGCCAGCGTTGCGCGGGCTGAGCGTGTGCGTGCGGCGCAGAAAGTGTCGCGACAGGAGCAGCTACGGCTTGAGCGGCGGGTGGATGAATGGCGGGCGTTGTGGCGCGAGTTGTGACCGTTCGTCGCCACACTTTGCACTTTGTTAACCAACTGCGCGCACTTGGTTAACCACTTGCAACCATGCCTTTTTTTCCCGTTGCGGGCGTTGCATGTCAAGGGGTACAAGGTGCCCAAGATTTATTGCTGCGTCAGCAATAAACACCTAGCACGTGCTGTGCGCCCGACCGGTTACCGCCCCGGTCACTAGCCCCCAAAGGGGGCTTTTCTTTCAAAGCCTCGCTTATGCGGGGCTTTCTCGTTTTGGAGCTCAGGTATGGCAGACGCCTCGACCGGCTTGGTCGCCACGGCAGCAATCGTGGGTATGACTACGGCCAGCTTGATCCCCGGTGTGGACACCAACGCGGTGATCGGTGCGTTTGCCGGTGCGCTGTTCTTCATGGTGTTCGCTAAGGATCTGTCTGCCTGGGCTCGCGCTGGCTACTTCGTGGCAAGCTGGATTGTTGGCTATTACGTTTCGAGTGAGGCCATTGGGCAGAACTGGGCGAAGACGCCAGGGTTGGTGGCTTTCTTCGGTGCGCTGTTCACGGTGGTTGTGTGCGTGAGCCTGCTGGAATGGATTCAGGGCGGCAAGATGCCAGGGTGGCTCCGCTATCTGGTTGGTGTGGTGCGCGCTGCTTTCGGCGCATCGGGAGGGCGCAATGGTTGACCCTTGGACGCTGGTCGCTGCTGCTTTGTGCGGCGCTATCTGCCTGAGGATTGTTTCATACCAGCGCGGTGATGCCCGCTATCGGTTGGGCGTCTCGCTGTTGGCATGGGCGCTGGCGGTCGGCTCGGGTTGCTACTCGCTGTCTGTGTCGCTGGCGTTGGTGTCGGGCCATGTGATGACGCCGCTGTCGCCATTCCTGCTGATCATCCTGGCGGCGTTGCTGCTGCTGGTGTACCGAGCGCGCGGTAACGTGGCGCGGATCATTCAGATTGACTGGCAGGACCGGCGGTCGAGTGCGCGGCCGTGATCGAGGTCAAGTTCTCCGGGCTGCGCGAGCGCCTTCAGATGTTGGATCGTCTTGAGCGTGAGCAGTTGCCCTTTGCGGCGGCGCTTGCCCTGACCGGTACTGCTCAAGATGTGAAGCATGGGCTGGTTGAAGAGATGGCCACCGTATTTGACCGGCCCACCAGGTGGACGTTGAACAGTCTGTTCGTTGAGCCGGCCACGAAAGAGAGGATGAAGGCCCGGGTCTGGATGAAGGATCAGGCGCCGGGTAGTGGCGGTAAGCCGGCCACTGAGTGGCTGGCGCCGCAAATCTTTGGCGGCGGGCGTGATCAGAAGCGCAGCGAGAAGTTGCTGACTGCTGCGGCCCAGCTGCCAGCTGGGCAATACATCCTGCCTGGCAAGGGTATGAAGTTGGATGCGTACGGGAACATCAGTCGCGGCACCATGAACAAGATCCTGTCTGGTCTTGGGTCGCAGTTTGATAAGTACGCGAACAGCACAGACAGCAAGCGCAGTGCTGGCAACCTCAAGCGCTATTTCATATTGCGTAAGGGCAGCAGGCCGCTGGGTATTGCCGAGCGGACAGGGCGCGGCGCGACTGGCATGCGCATGGTCATCGCCTTCGGGCGTCGGCCGCAGTACTCGAAGCGCTTTGACTTCTTCGGTGTTGCCGAGCGCATTGCTGAGGATCGCCTGCCAATCCGCTTCGAGCTCGCGCTGGCTCGGGCGCTCGGAACTCGCGGCGGCCGATGAGTTCGGGGCAATGGCGTGCCACAGCCGGGGACCCTGGGGTAGGTGCCCGCTCAAGGGTAATTCGAACCCCGCTCTCGCGGTAGTGGGAGGCTCCGGAGGTTAGTTAACAGGGGTTAATTCGGTTAACTCTGTACGTGTTTCTGGTTAACAGGTGAATTCATGACGGTCATGAAGAAGTCAGAGTTCGCAGATAGCCAAGGCTGGTCCCGGCCCTATGTGTCCAAGTTGGCCGGACAAGGGCGTTTGGTGCTGAGCGAAAAGGGCCACGTCGAGGTTGAGGCCACTCTGGCGCTGCTCGGCGAGACCGCCGACCCAAGCAAGGCAGGCGTTGCTGATCGCCACCAACGTGACCGCGCCGAAAAAGGTGTGCATGCCCTGGTTACGCCGCAGGCGCCGCCCTCATTGCCGGTTCTAACCAGCGGTGGGGACAACTATCAGAAGGCCCGTGCACACCGCGAGCACTACCTGGCGCTGCTGGCAGAAGACGAGTTCTTGAAAGGCCGTGGCGAGCTGGTTGTGCGTGCCGCTGTTGACCGTGCCGCTTTCTCGGCCGCACGCACCCTACGTGACCTAGTGCTGGGCTTGCCGCCTAAGGTGGCCGGCGAGCTCGTGGTCATCACTGATTCCTGGGAAATGGAACGCCGCCTGACCGAGCTGCTGCGTAGTGTCCTTGAGGACGCCGCCAGCCTGGTGCAATTGGACTCCGAGTTGGAGCAGGGGGCGAAGGAGCCGAATTAGCCATGCAACATCCGTATGCCGACGGTGCCGCCACGTACCGCGCGGCATACCATCGTGGCCTGGAGCTCGACCCTGAACTGTGGATCGACGAGTGGTCCGACGAATACCAGCGCATCCCGAAGGACACCGGCGCCGCAGAACCCGGCAAGTACCACACCGACCGCACGCCGTTCGCTCGCGAGCCAATGCGCTGTTTGTCGCCGCTTCACCCCAGTAAACGCGTGGTGACCATGGTCGCTTCGCAGATGATGAAGACGCAAATTGCGCTGAACTGGATCGGCGGAAACATCCATATGGCGCCGGCCAACATCCTAGCGCTACTGCCGAGCGAGAAACTGGCTCGCCGGGTATCCAGCCGGATCGACAAAACGATCAAGGCGGTACCGGAGCTGGCCAAGCGCGTTGCCAAGCCGCGCTCGCGTGATGCCCGCAACACCCTAGACACCAAAGAGTTTGAGGGTGGGACGCTCTACTGCACCACAGCCGGCTCCGCTGCCAACCTGGCAGAACTGTCCGCACGTTATGTGTACGGCGACGAGATTGACCGCTGGGATGTGGACGTAGATAGCGAAGGCGACCCCATTGAACTCGCCGAGGCACGCGGCACCACGTTCGGCCGCAAGGCGAAGTTTTACTTCTCCAGCTCGCCGACGATCAAGGGCGCATCGCGGATTGATGACCTGTACGAAAGCAGCGACAAGCGCCGCTACTTCGTCCCGTGCCCCCATTGCGGCATGCATCAAGTGCTTGAGTGGGCAAGTCTAAAATGGACTGCCGACTACAAGCGCGTTGACTACCTCTGCAGCAACGAGGCCTGTGGTGCCCTGATCGAGGAGCACCACAAAACCACGATGCTCCAGGCGGGCGAGTGGCGCGCCACGGCACAAGGCGACGGCGAGACAGTGGGCTTCCACCTCAACGCCCTGTATTCGCCGCTGGGTTGGATGGCCTGGTCGAGCCTGGCCAAGCAGTACGACAAAGCCAAGCTGGCCGCTGACCGTGGCGACAATGAACCCATGCAGGTGTTCTACAACACCCGTCTGGCTTTGGTCTGGGATTCCGCGCAAGCGATGACCAAGGCTACCGAGCTGAAGGCCCGGGCCGAGGATTACCGCCTGGGTTCGGTACCACCCGGCGCGCTGATTCTCACCGCCGCAGTAGACGTGCAGCACAACCGCCTTGAGATGCTGGTGATCGGCTGGGGCGAGGGCCTCGAACGCTGGGTCGTCGACTTCCAGGTTGTGGCGGGTGACCCAGCCGATGAGCGCACCTGGAATGCACTGGACGAACAATTGAAACGCCGATATCGGCATGCCTCTGGCGTTGAGCTGGCCATCTGCGCTACGGCCATCGACTCCGGTGGCCACCACACCGATGAGGTCTACAAGTTCACCCGGCTACGTCGCTGGCGCAACGTGATTGCCGTGAAAGGCGCGAGCAAGCCAGGCCGTCCGGTGCTGGCCCAGCGCCCCTCGAAAGTCGACGTGAAGCACAACGGCCAGACCGAGAAGCAGGGCGCAGAGCTGTGGATCATCGGTACCGACACAGCCAAGGACTGGATCTACAACCGCTACCCGTTCCGCGATGGCCCTGGCGCGTTGCACTTCTCCACTGACCTGCCCGACGAGTTCTACGAGCAGGCTGTAGCCGAGAGGAAGATCACCGTTTACGTCAAGGGCTACAAGCGCACCGTTTGGGTGAAGGGCAAGGCTGAGCGCAACGAAGTGCTCGACCTGCTGGTTTACAACCAGGCTGCCGCCCAGTTCCTGGGTCTGCACCGTTACCACGAATCTGAGTGGGGTCGCCTACGCGCCTCGGTCAGCCAGGGCAGTTTGTTCGCCCAGTCCGCGCCGGGCAGTGCCGCGCGAGCAGATGATGAGCAGCACCCCCGGCCTGCGCCCGTGCCTTCCAGCAAGCCAGCACCGCAACCAACTGCGCGTCGGGTATCCCGGAGCGCCTACCTGAAACGATGATTAGAGGGCGCCCACATGGCAAGCGCACAACAGCGCCTGGATGAAGTCCGGGCGTCGATCACGGAAATCCTAGAAACCGGGCAGAGCATCAGCAAGGGTGATCGCCGTCTGGATCGCGCCGCGCTTGCCAGCTTGCGCATGCTGGAGTCGCAGTATGCAACCGATGCCGCCCGGGAGGCGCGAGCAGGCCAGCCCCGGCAAGTTCGGCTCTACAGTCGTGGTAAGGGGGCGTAATGGGTTATCGAATCCGTGCCAACCCGCGCCGCCTGCAGACACTCAATAGCTATGAAGGTGCCGGCCAAGGGCGGCGCTCCCAAAGTTGGGACGCACCCGATGCTGCGCTAAACGCAGTTGCTATACCGGCTCTACCGACCCTGCGCAAACGCTCTAAAGCGGCAGTGCGCAACAACCCCTGGGCTGCAAGCGGTATCTCCAAGCGAGTCAGCAGTCTGATCGGTACCGGCATCACCCCGCGTGCGCAGATCAAAGACCCTGACCTGCGCAGTGCAGTCAACCAGCTATGGAGTGACTGGGCCGACGAGTCGGATGCCGACAACCTCACCGACTTCTACGGACAGCAAAGCCTAATTGCCCGCATGGTAGAAGAGACCGGCGAGTGCTTTGTGCGGCTACGTTACCGTCGCTCTGAAGATGGCTTGGCGGTACCGCTGCAACTGCAGATTCTCGCCGCTGAGTTTGTACCGCTGGATCGCAACTTTGTTACGCGGCGCGGCAACGTGGTTCGAGCTGGCATTGAGTTCGATCAAGTCGGCCGGCGCGTTGCCTATTGGATGTGGAAGAACCACCCAGGTGACTCGCGAGCCCTGGGTGCCAGCTACAACACGCTGAACCGAATTCCGGCCAGCGAGGTGCTGCACATCTTTGAACCGTTGGAAGGCGGCCAACTGCGCGGAATCCCGCGACTGGCGCCTGTGCTGCTGCGCCTCAAGTCGTTGGACAACTATGACGACGCGGTGTTGTTCCGGCAGGAGGTGGCCAACCTCTTTGCCGGCTTCATCACCAAGCCACGTGGGGAAGGACCTCCGACCATCGACCCTGCAACCGGACAGCCGTTCACCACGGACACCGACGGTGTACCGATGGTGGCTATGGAACCGGGCACCTTGCAGGAGCTGATGGAGGGAGAGGAGGTTAAGTTCTCTGACCCGCCAGCAGCCGGCGACACCTACGTCGACTTCATGCGCCAACAGCTTATGGCAGCAGCGGCGGGTATCGAACTGCCCTATGAGTTGCTGACCGGCGATATGGCCGACATCAGCGATCGTGTGTTGCGGGTGCTGCTCAATGAGTTCCGCCGCCGCATAGAACAGCTCCAGTTCGGCGTTTACGTGTTTCAGCTCTGCCGGCCAGTGCGCGCCGCCTGGCTCGACGCTGCATGGCTGTCCGGTGCCATCCAGTTGCCCGATTACCAAGGCAAGCGCCGTGACTACCTGCGCACACGCTGGGTACCGCAGGGCTGGGCCTACATGCACCCCGTACAGGACGTGCAAGGCAAGTTGCTGGAAATCAAAGGTGGTTTGGCCAGCCGCAGCGAGCACGCGCTACGCAGCGGCTACGACGCTGAAGTGATCGACCAAGAAAACGCCGACGACAACCTTCGGGCCCAAAAGCTCGGGCTCGACTACACCACCGATACGGCCGCGATGGCGGACGAGAAAGAGGAAAAATCATGAACATGACCAACCGACTGGCGCTGGCGGTAATGCTCGGCGGCTTGGGTATCAGCGCCCTTGAACAGCCGCGCATTCTGAACCGCGCCGAAGGGGTACCAACCCTCAGCGCCGAGCACTGGTACAGCATCCAGGCTGCCGGCGAAGAGGGTGGCAAGCTGATCGAGGTCTACATCTACGGCGAGATCGGCTTCTGGGGCGTGACCTCCGGTGATTTCATCCGCGATCTCAAGGAAGTCGACGACGGCGTTTCGGATGTGTTGGTGCACTTCGACACGGTGGGCGGCGACCTCTTCGACGGCATTGCCATCCACAACACCCTGCGCGCTCTGGGCGAGCGCTGCACTGGGCAGATTGACGGGGCGTGCTTTAGCGCCGGCAGTGTTGCAGTGTGCGGCGCGCATCGGGTGACCATGGCCGACAACGCCATGTTCATGATCCACAACCCCTGGACCTGGATGGCCGGCGACAGCGAAGAACTGCGCAAGATGGCCGACATGATGGACAAAGCCTTCGAAGGCATCGTCGCCAGCTACCAACATCGCGCCCTGAACATCGATGACGCCGAGCTTCGGCGCATGATCAACGACACCACCTGGCTCACCGCCAGCGAGGCCAAGACTCACGGCTTTGTCGATGAGGTGTTCGGCGAGGTTGAGCCGCTGGTAAACAACGCAGCCCTGGGCAAGATCCTCAACCGCTACCGCAACGTGCCAGCGGCCGCGCTGCTGCTGGTAGGTGAACCCGATACGCCGGCAGATCCAGAGCCCGCCCCGGCCCCTGAACCTGAGCCCGACCCGGCCCCGGCACCCGCAACCCAGGAAACCTCCGAACTGGCCGCCAAACTGGCAGCGGACTGCGAGCAGGCCGGGCTGAGCAACTGCCTGCCCTACCTCATCCGTACTAGCGCCCTGGCCAGTACCGATGCCGTGCAGGCGCACTTCAACCGCGCCAAAGAAGTACGCGCCGCCTGCCTGGTGGCCAAGCTGCCGGATGAAGCTCAAGGCCTGATCGAGGCCGGACTCACTGGTGACCAGGCCCGGGCCAAGCTGTTCGACAAACTGGCCACCAACAGCAGCACGGTCGAGATCAGCAACCTGCCGCCGCTTGATGATGCTCCCCAGGCCAGCGCACACCAACCCCCGACGCCGAGTCAGGTCTACACCCGGCGTCGTAATACCCAAGCCTCGAAAGGAGGAAAACAAGCATGACCATCAAAACCGAAGGCGTGTATACCGGTGAGTTCCTCCTTTCGGAGGCCAACGGCACCCGCAGCCGCGAGGAGGTGGTCATCGCCGCCGGCTCCGGTATTCTCAAAGCCGGCACCTTGATCGCCCAGATCACGGCTGCCAACGCATTGACCCCCACCGCTGATGGCGGCAACACCGGCAATGGCACTATCGGCTCGGTGACTGTCACCAGTGCTGCTATCACAGGCAGCTATTTGCTGACCATCACCGAAGCCGCCGCCAACGGCGGTAAGTTCGAAGTGGTAGACCCCACTGGCGCTGTCGTCGGTGAAGGTACTGTTGCCCAAGCGTTTACAGGTGGTGGGCTGACTTTCACCCTCAGCGATGGCGCTACCGACTTCGCCGTTGACGACAGCTTCACCCTGGCAGTGGTGGCCAGCCTGGGCGAATACACCGCCTATGACGACGACGGCACCGACGACGGTCGTCGAGCTGCCAGCGGCATCCTGTTCGCTTCGGTGGATGCCAGCGTGAACGATGTGCGCGCTGCCGGCGTAATGCGTGACGCCGAGGTGATTGAGCGCTTGCTCACTGGCCTCGATACCAACGGTCGCGCCGACTTGCTCGCCAAGGGTTTCGTCATTCGCCCTTAATACCAACTGGCAACCCCCATTACCCCAAGCCCCGCACCTGCGGGGTTTCGCATTTCTAGGAGCCCACCATGGCCGAAATCACCATTTTCCAGGACGAGGCGTTCGGCGTTGACGCGCTGCTCGCTGTCATCAACGAAGACCACGTGCTGCCGGGGCAGATCGCCGCGGCGGGCCTGTTTGAAGAACAGGGCGTTAGTAGCACCGTCGTGCAGATCGAAAAGGACGGCATGACCCTGGCGCTGGTAAAGGCCGCGCCGCGCGGTAGTACCGGCCAGGTCGTGACCGGCAACAAACGCAACCTGATCCCGTTCAACACCGTGCACCTGCCGGAAACCTTCCAGATCCTGGCGGACGAAATCCAGGGCATTCGCGCAGTCGGCAGCCTTACCGAGCTGATGCAGGTGCAGGCTTACGTTGCGCGGCGTGTGGAAAAGGCGCGCCGCCAGCTGGACTTGACCCACGAGTTTCAGCGTATTGGCGCTATCAAGGGCAAGGTGGTCGATGCGGATGGCCAGAGCGTGTTGTTCGACATCTTCCAGCGCTTCGGTATGGCGCGCCCTAAGGTTTTCAGCATGGAGCTGGAGAACCAAGACACTGACGTTGCTGCTAAGTGCGTCGAAGTGCTGGATGCACAGGAAGATGCGCTTGGCACCGTCACCAGCACGGGCGCCCATGCTTATTGCGGCAAGGTCTACTGGGCTAAATTTATCGCCCAAAAAAATGTGCGCGAGGCATACCTAGGCTGGGAGCGCGCTTCGCAGCTGTTGGGTGATCGTCGCCTTCCGTTTGAGTTCGGTGGCATCACCTGGGAGCGCTACAAGGGCAAGATCGGGAACATGCCATTCGTGGCAGATGACCGCGCCCACGTAGTGCCCATGGGTGTGCCGGAGCTGTTCATCAGTGCCTTTGCCCCGGCTGACTACATGGAAACGGTCAACACCGAAGGCATGCCGTACTACTCCAAGCTGGAGGTGATGAAGTACGACAAGGGCGTGGAAGGCGAGGCGCAGTCCAACCCGCTGCACCTATGCACACGCCCAGCCTCCGTCCGCGAGCTGACCATCTAACCATGGCCGGTTTCGGCAAGGCATTGGCGGCAATGGATGCCGCCATTATGTCTTCTCTCAATGACGGCATCTGTGATTACCAGGGCCAGTATGGTGAGCCGCCGGTTTATGGCATCGAAGTCCTGGTTGATCACAACCTGCAGCGGGTCGGGCCTGAAGGTTTGTTCCGCAGTGATGCCGTGGGCATCACTTGGAAGAAGCGCGACTTAACCTCTGTAACCCGTGGCGGGATCTTCCAGCACGGCTGCAAGCGCTACAGCGTGGAGGACGTGATCGAGGATGACGGGCATATGGTGACTGCCGCCTGCATGGTGAATACATGAACCGTTTAACCACTGGCCGCAAAGCGCTAACCGATCGGCTATCGGTTATCAGCCCTGCCAACGGCTACGAAACCACCGCCGGATCAAACGTCAGAACAGGCTGGTTCAATGAGGTCATCACCTCAAACGAATCCGGCTTCCCTCTGATAGTTGTTCAGCGTGGCAAAGGCAAGCCGCCTGAGCAGGGCGCCGGCGCCATTCGGGCTTACCCATGTTTCAACGTGGTCGGCGCCGTCGATGCTGGCCTTGATGGCTATGAAGATGCGCTCGATGACATAGAGCTTGATCTGCTCAAGTGCCTGATGCCTTCTGGCGGCCAGTACGTGGAGTGGGCAACCGGCATTGGCGTTACCGGCTTCACCCTCGGCGCCGCCGAGCACTACCCGCCAGGCAATGGCGAGCGCGCGGCCAGCGTGCTGATACCCGTTTATCTCCACACCGTAATCACCTCCGGAGCGTGACCCATGAGCACTAAATCGCAGACGGCTGCTGAGCTGCCCGTCTTGGTCGAGGTCGTCCTCGATAAAGCGCACACCCACAAAGGTCAGCCCTGCAGCAAGGGCGACAAAATCAAAGTTACCGAAGATCAAAAAGCCTGGCTGACCAAGCGGGGCGTGATCGGCGGCCAGCAGAAGGAGTCTAGCAATGGCTGATTTACGCGGCGCTTACCTCGGCGTAGGCAAGATCTATCTGGAAGACCTGGACGATTCGCAGGGCTTGCTGTTCATCGGTAACTGCAACTCGCTGAACTACGAAGCGACCCCGCAGGAAATCGAAGAGCAGGACTACACCACCCCCGGTGGCGGTCTGGATTCCTCGGTACAGCGCATCCAGGCACTGAACATCACCTACAACGCCCGCCACTTCAACAAGGCCAACATGGCCCGCGCTATCTATGGCGGCTCGGCTGACGTTGCTGCAGGCACCGTGACCGGTGAAGAGCATGTGGCCAACCCGGGTGCGATGATCATGCTGGCCAACCCTGGCGCCACCTCTGTCGTTGTGAAGGATGAGCCAGGCACTACCACCTATGTGGAAAACACTGACTACGTGATCAACGCAGCCGGCTTCCCTGAAATCCTTGAGGGCGGCGGCATCGGTGCAGCTGAAACAATCCAGGTGGATTACTCCTTCGCCAAGCACGTCACCATCCAAGCGCTGGTTAAGTCCGGCAAGCGTTTCCGTATGGTCTTCATCGGTCTGAACGAAGCCCGCTCCGGCAAGCCGGTGGTCATCGAAGCCTTCAAGGTCAACCATTCCCCAGCATCGCTCAGCTTCATCGGTGATGAGTTCCAGGGCATGGAGTTCACCGCGAAGGCCGAGAAGGACGCCACCAAAGTCGGCAGCGGCATCTCGCAGTACATGCTGATCAAGGACGTGGATTGATCATTTAGGCCAGGGACGGCCTTTAGCTGAACAGGCCAAGCTGCTGTTCGTCAGGCGGCAAAAGGCGGCAGTGTTTCAGAAGCTCAATAACATCTGCCGGCTGCTCGCTTGCTTGGGCTGGGTTAAGTTTTGTTATGCGCCACGCCGCGACAATGAAATCATCCGTCTGATGTACCGGTATTAGCTTCAGGATTTCAAGATAAAGGGCGTTATCGCATTTATAGGTTTTACACAGAAATTCAGAAAGTTCGTCTGCCGAATAGGTTGATTGCCCTTGGCGCTCCGCGAATTCGGCGGCTGGCAGGTAATGCCTGGGCTTGGTGCCGCCCCTAAAAGTGGCACCGATTACGCGCAGGCAGAGCAATGCAGGGTATATATCGAGGCATCGCAGTTGCCAGCAATGCGCAGGCTTTGCTGGTTGCCCGCTCATCCTGCTCAGCAGGTCCTTAAGTATCTCGCCAGTGCCTTCGTCGATGGCGATTAGCATCGCATAAGGAACTGTCACTCTCTGGCCCAGCAAAACTTTATCGCCAGAGAATACGAGGTTGTCGGTCGTTATATTCTTGATCTCGCCGTAACTGAAATAAGTCACTGAGATTGGCATGGCCGTTCCTTGACATATGGTTAATCGATCAACTGGTAACAGCTGCTTGTGCTGGGCTAAAGTCCCTCCCATATCAATTGGGAGGGATTACCGTGAAGATCATCGCAGGAACGTTTGGGGTCAAGGGGTCAGCCTTCCTGAGTGGTGGCAAGCTTCACATTGAATCCTCAAAGAAGGCGGCATACCGGCCCTCAGATATTGAGAGCCTGGATATAGATCAAATTACCGACAAAGGATTCAGTGTTGGGCGCGCCTTAGTAGGCGCGGCGCTGCTTGGCTTGCTTTTGATGCTGGTTGCTGGGGTATTGGGGTTGATGGCGGGCTTATTAATTGGAGCGCTTGGCGGCTTTGCAGCTGAAAAGCATACGGCGGCGGCAATGTCGTTTAGCGACGGCAACAAGGTGCGCGTTCTATGCACATCACGAGCGGTGAACAAACTGGTCGGCTTTAAAGGCTAATTACTGCGAATTTGATAAACCCGCTTCGGCGGGTTTTTTATTACCCGGAGAAAAGTATGAGCGTTCCAGGCGGGCTGCTTGCAGTGAAGGTTGGCGACAAAGAAGTGATCTGCCGCGAGATTACCGTGGCAGGCGCGCGGGAGCTGATCGCCACGCCAGGGCAGGGTGATTTAGTGCTCGATGCGCTGTTCCCTGATTTGCGCCTTGGCGACCTGCCAGCCCTGACCAGCCTTACCCTCGAAGATATAGACGCCATGCGGCCTAGCGAATTAGCCGAGGTGGTGGAGGGTTGCAAGAAGGCGAACCCCGATTTTTTCGCGATGCTGGCCCGGCTACGCAAACACCAGCAGCAAGCCTGAGCCAGCTAGACGACCTCATCTGCAAACTCACCGTACTTGGCCATCATCGGGTGCTTGATTACCCGTGGTCACTTTTCTGCCGCGCCTTGAAGGGCTAGCCCATGACCGATATTGAACTGCGCCTGACGGCTGATGTTGCCCAGGCCACCAAAGGCGTGAGCAGCTTCCGCAAGGAATACCAGGAAACGGTCAAGGCGATTGAGAAGCCGCTCAAGCAGGTTGGTGCTTTCCGCTCGATTGAGAGTGAGCTGGAGTCGCTTGAGAAACAATCCCGTAACGCCCGTGATCGGGTGCGCGAGGTTGGCAACGAAATGGCCAGCGCTGGGCGGCCGAGTAAAGAGCTGACGGCTACCTACAAGGATGCAGTTGCCGAACTGCAACGCCTGACGCGCGCCGAGAACTTGGCCCGCTCACAGCTTGTGGCCCGCCGCCGTGAGCTGCAGTCGGCCCGGATTGATACCACTAACCTTGCCGCCGAGCAGAAGCGCCTGACTGCCGAGCTTGGCGCCGCCACTCTTGCGGGGCGTCGTGATGCCGCAACTGCCGGCATTCGCGCCCAGGCCGCCGCCATTGGACAGGTAGCCCGCGAACAGCGCCAAGCAAACCTTGAGCAAGCAAAGGCAGACTTCGGGATCAGCCGCGCCCGCCAATACGAAGGCGCGCTGGAGCGGATACGCCAGCAGTACGCCTTACTTCGCAGCAGTGGCAATCTGACCAACCGTGAGTTGTCTATTGCCCAGCAGGCTTATACCCGCCGCGTGATCGAAACCAAAACCGCCATGGGTCAGCTTACCGCTGAGCAAAATAGGCTTCGGGGTGGTGGTTCGCCATTGACTGGGCTGGTATCTGGCGTGGGTGCTGCTTACGCAACTGTGTCTGCCATCAAAGGCATTGCCAATATGGCGGACGCCTACAACCTGATGAATGCCCGCCTCAAGCTGGCGACCAGCTCTCAGGAAGAATTCACCGCGGCGCAAAATGAACTTAGCCGTATCGCTCAGGCCACGCAAAGCCCAGTGGCGTCATTGGTCACACTATATAGCCGTATCAGTCGCCCCCTCAAAGAGGCGGGCCGCACCCAGGCCGATATTATTAAAGTGACAGAGGCTGTGGCCACATCGTTCAGGGTGTCTGGCGCCACAGCGGAAGAGGCTCAAAACGGCGTTATCCAGTTCGCTCAGGCTCTTGGGGCTGGGGCTCTGCGCGGCGAAGAATTCAACAGCGTGGCTGAGCAGGCGCCGCGACTGATGCAAGCCCTTGCTGCTTCTATTGGCGTGCCCGTAGGTGCGCTGAAAGAAATGGCCACCCAAGGCTTGCTGACTGCTGATGTGGTTTCCGATGCGCTAACCAGCCAGCTCGACACGCTACGCAAAGAGGCGGCAACCCTGCCCGAGACGGTGGGCGGTGCGATGACTGCCCTTGCCGATAAATGGCAGAAAGCAATCGGTCAGGCAGATGTTCAGCCGCTTATTGATTCCATCAACGACCTTGGTAAAACCCTTTCTGACCCTGCCGTTATTGATAACCTCGTCAAGCTGGCGTCCGCTTTGGCAGCCTTGGCCGGTACCGCTGTAGAGGGGGCTAATGAGTTTGTAGACCTTGGCAACCGTATTGCTTTCATCGCTGCCAACTCTCAGGGCTTGGTCACAGAGCTTGATAAGGTCGATCAGCAAATTGCTGACTTGGACCGCAGCTTGGCTGGTACCGGGCTGAGCACCACAATCGACGGTCTTCTTTACAGCAACGAAGACCTCCAGAAAAAACGCGATGCTCTCGCTGCTTTCCGTGCCTCGATTGTTGAGCAGCAAACGGGCCTGAATGCTGAGCTAGAGTTCCTGGCTGATGTTGGGGCCGCCGCCGCAGAAGCTGGCCGCCAAAAAGAAATCGATGCCAACACCAAGTACATCGGCGATATCAAGAAGATTCAGGATGAACAGGTCAAAGCCGTAAAAGCCAAAAACAAAGAGCTGGTAGCGGAAGAGAAGAAAGCCACCGCCGATCTTGAAAAGGTCAAGCAAGACCGACTCGACATTGAGAAGCGCTACAGCGAGGCACTGGCCGGGCTGGGTGGCGAGGGCGATGCGTCGTACAGCAATGCCCAGGCGCTCAAGGTTGGCGCTCGCGCTGCGTTGCAGGCTGGCGACGTTGAGGGTGCTCAGACTCAGGCCCAGGCGGCATTGAAGATGCTGCAGGACCTGGCCGCCGCCGGCGAGAACACCTACGGCTTCAGTGGCTTTATCCAGGAGCTGGAAGCCATTGAGCTTGCCGCGAACGATATTGAGCAGACCAATGCGCAGGCAAAGATCGATGAGATCAAGGCGAGCATCCAGGCGCTTGCTGACGAGGGTAAGAAGCTAGAGAACATGCCGCTCAGCATCAAGTCGGATGAAGCGAGCATTGAAGCTGTGCGCACTCAGATTCAGACTCTGGTGGCTGAAATGGGGCAGCAGGAGATTGTATTGCCGGTGCGGGTGGTTCATCCGGACGGGCCTATCCTGAAGGATGTGGCGCCTTACTCAGGCGACTTCGTGCTGCAAAACATTCCGGCATTGGCTGGCGGCGGCAAGCTGCGTGGCCCTGGCACGGGAACCAGTGACAGCATCTTGATGTGGGGTTCAAACGGCGAATTCATGCAGCCCAAATCAACCGTGGACTACTACGGTGAGGGCTTCATGGAGGCACTGCGGCAGCGCCGAATACCGAAGTTCGCTTCCGGCGGGCCAATCAGTGAGCGTTCACTCCCCGCAATCCCAACCATGAATCCCGCGCTGATGGCCGGCCCCAGCTTCCCCGACCTTGGCCGCGTGGCCTTTGAGATGGGTGGCGAGCAATTCAGCGTGTACGCCAGCCCCGGTGATGCGCTCGACCTCAAGCGCCTCGCTGCAAAATTTGGCGGCACGCGCCGCTAACAGCCCGCCTTCGCGGGCTTTTTTACACCTGGAGTTTCCCGAATGTCCGTACCCCTCATGCTCGGTGGCATACCGATTGTGCTGCATGCTGGCGCGCCTGAATTGAGCGAGGAGGCCGTAGGGGGCAATAGCCTGCTGCGCATGAGTAACGGCGCAGCTGTGAAGATGACGCGCTGGGAAAAGATGGCCGGCACCATCAGCGGCCAAGGCTGGATACCGCCCGCGCTCGATGGCCTGGACTATTCGGCGCCGCTTGAGCTGCGCAGCACCCAAGTCAGCAGCATGCAATCCGCCGGCTTGGTGTTCACGCTCCCGTCAACGCCTCGTCCGGACCAAGCGCCGTGGGCGTTCGCCCTGGTGGGTGATCAGTTTGTGGCTGCTGAAGTCGACACTGTGGCCGGCGTTTCAACCGTCACCGCGGTGCCAGGCGCAAGCCTTTATCAGGTGTGGTGGTTCCCGGTTTATTCGGTGTTCGCCACGCGCCCGCCTAAGTCGCAATCCAGCGGCAGCGCCTCGCACGGCTGGTCCATTGCTTGGCAGGAGGCGTGATGTTTAACGGCGGCCCCCTCAATAGCGCGCCGATTAACGGCAGCAGCACGGCCAGCGGTTCGGCACCCGTATACGTGGTGGCGGGCACTGGCTACCGCTGGCGCGAGCGCGTGACCATTGGCGGCGTGGATTACAGTGCTCAGATGGTCGAAGGCCTGGACGCCGACCGCGAGGAAGATGCGGCCGGTGTTGGCAGCATTGCGTTCTACCTGCCACCCGGCCCGGTTGTGCCTGATGAGTGGGTGGGCCGTGAGGTAGCCATTGACTACATCAGCACCAGTTCAGGCCTGACCACTGAGGCGCGCTTATTGACTGGGCGCATCGCCTCACCGGTGTGGGACTCCACCACGCGCGTGATGACTTGCGAGCTGACCGACCAGCTGCAGCAGCGTGTTGAAGGTATGAGCGTTGCCGAGATTGATGCGCTAACTGGCGGAACCTGGTCGGAGGATGTGTTTGACCCGGTGGAGGGCCGCAGCCGTTGGGACTACGCCCGCGAGCGCATGAGCACCCGCACGGCTTCCTTGGATTGCTCGGCCGATGGCGTGCCGCGTGTAACCAGTTGGTATGCCACGGCCCCGGCCTTTGTCTTTGGCCCCGGCACGGTGCTGGACCAAACCCAGGCCGCCAGCCTTGACGACCTATCCCGGCGCACCAACAAAGTGGTGATCGAGGCGGATTACCGCTATGCGCGCCTGCGCCAAAAAAACGAGTACTTCAGTTGGCTCGGCGGTGGCTTTTGCGGCTGGTACTTCACGGACTCAAAAGAGCTGCCCACCGTTGCGATGGTGACGGATGCTGTGGAAGATGCCGGCGGCAATCTGTTGGACGGTTATATCTGGGACTTGCTGCCACCCAGCATGCCAGACCCCTGCTCGATTGGCGTGCCGTGGATCAACTACTTCACCGATGAGCAGCTGTTGCTGGGCGCTACCTTCGCCCTTGGCCGCCGCTGGGCGCAGAGCGTGACCGAGCGCTATGAGCTGAGCGTTGAGGTGCCCACCAGCATTGCGGCAACGGGTGAGGTGATTGAGCGCACCGGGGGTGCCCTTGAGATAGAAAGCCTCCTGGCTGAAGTGTGGGGTGAGGAACCCTTTACCGATGGCTTGAGCGGCCACACCGACGAGCGCGACGATTCGCGCCGCGTTCTGTTTTTGGTGGTGCAGTTGCAGCAGGCCCGGGCGATTGTGGTGAGTTCGCACCGAGGCACCACGGTGACCTGGCAGGTGCCGACCAGCATGGCGATGGGCATCGACCTGACGCACACGCTTGAGCTTGACGACATCATCAAGGCCCGCGGCAAGTGCTCGCGCATTGCGCACCGGCTCGACTATGCCAGCGGTGAGGCCATCACCACGCTCACTATCAAGGTGATGCGCGGCGGCGGCGCCGTGACAGATCCACTCACGCCGCCGCCCTCGGTGGATGAGCCGCAGCCCGACCCAGACTTCACGCGCACCGTTCTGCCCACTCAACTGGGCGGGCGCAGTGGCGTACCGGAGTACGACGACGAGCTGCCCGGATTTGCCGGCAACTACACGACCAGCGACATTGCCGACCCGCTGGTGTACCCGCGCCGCTTTGACGTTGATGCGCTGGAGATTGACGCCGGCCAGCGCGACGAGCTGCCGGTACCCATCACGGCCACTTACCGCGTGGCCATCCCCAATGACTTGCTGGAGCTTTGAGCATGGCGACCCTTGCACAGCAGCGCCAAGCCATTGCGGCGGGCATCAGCAGCAGCCGCGCCGCAACGGGTGGCGCAGAACGCCGGGCCACCGGTAGCCGGATTGAGGCAGAACGCCGGGGCATTGGCCAGCGTCTCGAGGCTGAGCGCCGTGGCGAAACGGTGGTGGCGGACATTAACCGCCTCATCAACCCCACCCAACAACGCCGCACCCTGCGCACCGTGCAACCGGTTGGCGCCGTGCCTGCCACGCGGGGCCGCGGCAACTACACGCCGCCTCCTGCAACGGGCGGCGGTGGTATTGCCAGCCCGTTGACCGAGCAGAGCTATGCCGCGCGGGAGTTCCATGACGCCCGCTACCTGACCAGTTCGGATGGGGTGTTTGTGTGGGAGTTCCTGCCGCTGAAGAAGATCGTGCAAGCCGATGCCAATAGCGCGCCAGTCGTGCAGATTTTTGCGGAGCCGACCTGATGAGCCAGATGGACGAGCATGCACTTTGCCTGGGCCAGCATCGCATAGTGGGCTGCCCATTCCATGGGCTGGTGCGATCAGCAAGGCTGACCCTCCCGAATGGCGCACATAAAGACTCTATCTGGTTTGCCAATGGCGTCCGTGGCAGCTACCGCCTCGCGGTTCCTGGGGTGCCGCCGGTTGCAAGGTCGCCGGCAGAGGCAGCCTCCGACCTTGCTGCGGGTTATCAGTGGCGTACCGATGCGGTTGTAAATATGCGCAATAACAGCGCCCAGCTCTCTGTCTACGGTCGTGGGGGCGTCACCGCCCAAGCGCTTTATGCTGCTGCGCCTGGCAACTGCTGGACCATCAGCCTGCCGTTTAATATGGACGCGAACCCGGACAAGACCTGGCTTGTAAATGTGGCGGAGCTTAAGAGATACGGCCAACTGGCCTTTGCCCATACCGGCGAGTTCCTGCCGTTGGCCGTTAGCCTTACGGGGTATGATTCGGTTGCGCCGCTATCGTATCCGGTGCGGCGTCCGCTGCTGTGGGACAGTCTGCCGGATGGTTCAAAGGTAATCATCGGCGAGGCTGTGTTTAGCCCCAGTAGTGATAATTATGTGCCAAGCAGTTTTGCTGGGTTCGATCTTTTAAGCATCAGCGGCACCGGGCTGCCGGGAGCGCCAATTACCGCCAGCTTGTCTCCGCTCTCGCCGGTGCTGCCCGGCGAGACTATGTATAGCGATGCGCTTGGCACGCTGGCGGCCCGCTGGACCATCGACTTCGATGCTGTTGATGAATTTCGGCCAGTGGCGGGCGAACCCTGCGAATGGCTTTATCGCACTATCGAAAATCCGCATGCCGTGCTGCTGCCCCCCGGCACCCCATCCGCAGAAGAGCCATCAATAAGTATAGCGACCGGAACCCGCACGGCCGCCATTACTGGCTATGTATTGGGGTGGTGGTTTGCCCTGGATGGCACGCCTACGCCGATCACTCTTGATATGAGTTACAGCATCACCGCCGCCTATGATTTTTCCATATCAGCAGCGGGTTCGCCGCCACCTGAGTTTGCCTATCGCTACGAGCTTTCAGGTGGGGTGTGCGCCCTCGCGGCGGGTGCTGGCGACGTGGTCGAAGTGGGGGCGTACACATGGTCCGCTGCGGTAGAGCAGAGTTGCGGCGAGTTGGTGGAGCTGGTTCTGCGCGTCGGCGGCGTGGAGGTTGACCGTTACAAGGTTCGCGCCGAGTTTCTTTACACCCTGGTCTACAGCGACACTATTCCCGCAGAGCTCGGTCCTTCGCAGCGCCCGCTGCCGCCATCTTCCGGTGCGACGTTCACCCACAAGCGTGAGCTGTTTGTGAATGACGTACTGATTGATGACGACACGCAGACCGGCGATTCCGCAGTGGGCCTCGGTGATGCGCTGCCGGTCCGAATGCTTGACCCGTCCAACCTATCCGCAAACGCCGAGGTCAAGGACTGGCTGCCAAGCCTTACCCAATCGTGGTTCAAGTTGGATGTAAACCCGGCAGTTACCTGCAGCGGCGGGCCTCACTGGTGGAGTAATCACCTGGTCTGCCTGAAGCGCATGCAGCGCCCGTGGCCTGGCAGTAATGGCATCAGCGCCGTCTACGGGGCGACTGCCAGCCCTGAAGGCTTGACTGCTGGCGAAATTGAAGTGCCGGCCCCGTCACCAACCAGCAACGCCGAAACCCGCTACGGCGCACGCAACCCCTTTACGGGTGACGTGCTGTTAGGCCAGACCCAGCCGGTGACTTTTATCTAGGAGAAACCATGCAGCTTTTTATCAATAACTGGGCAGCAGCGCTCACTGCGCCTGTCTTTGCTTCAGATGCTTGGCTTTCGGTTGACCCGACACTGGCCGCTGAACTGGTCGGCCTTGGCTCCGGTGATTACTACCTTCTGACACTGGCATCCGTTGGCGCTGACGGTGTCGAAACGGCTCATGAGGTAGTTGAGGTCACAGCTGTTGTAGATGGGGTGATGACTGTTGAACGCGGGCGTGAAGGCACAGCAGCGGCTGACTGGCCTGCTGCAAGCGGTGTATCGGCGCGCATTACAAAGGGGACGCTTGAAAGGTTGCGAGACGCCTCCGCTGCTTATGCGCCTTCATTGGTTACCAACTTCTCTGGCCCCAAAATGCTCGGGCTGGCAGATGTTAATACCTTCGCCGTCAGTCAAGACGCTACTGCCCAGCTAGTGACAATCCCGAGCCAAGTCGAGGTTGGGTGGGGCGCTGGCGCCGAGATTCGATTTCAACAGGGTGGGGTCGGCACACTGTCTGTGGTCGGTGGTGGCGGCGTTTCAATTAATCATGAGGCCGACTTTTCCACGGCCACCTACGGCCAGTTTTCGGTGATTACGTTAAAGCGCACCGGTAACGATACGTGGTCGCTTTTCGGTGCGCTTGCATATTCCGGCTCACCAGGTAGCTAGCGCCGCGCCGCTAATTTAGACAACCCCTCAAGCCACGCCTTGTGGTTTTTTGCCTGGAGATTTTATGCAGCCGGCCCGCTTAGACCTGTCCATTATTCAGGGCGCCACCTACCGCCAAGTGCTACGCATCATGCAGCCGGTGCTTGAGTACCGCCCGATTTCAGCAATCGCTCCATCGGCACCGGTGCAACTGACCGTCGATCACGGCCTACCAATTGACTGGCCGGTATGGGTCCGTGGCGTAACGCGCATGCCGCAGCTCAATGCCGAGCCGATCCGCCAGCGCCCGCACATGGCGACAGTGATCGATGCGGCCGCTCTGGAAATCAACCCGTTGTCGGCCACTGGGTTAGCCCCGGCCGGCGGCGAGCTGGTTTACAACCTGCCCGTCGATCTAACCGGCGCCACGGCTGTGCTTCAGGTACTGGACGCTGCCGGCGGTGAGCTGCTGAATATTGTGCCAACGGTTAATGCGGGTGGCTGGATTGAGGTGGCGCTCAGCGATGAAGCAACCGCCGCGCTCACCTGGGGCACCGGTAACTGGCTGCTCGATATCAGCTTCAGCAACGGCGATGTGTTTCGCGCATTTACTGGCACGGCGAAAGTGTGGCCTGCCGGAACAACTCCTACGGCGGCAGGCATGTGCGCGGGTGGCTGGGTGGTTACTGCGGGCGGGCAGGGCGTTCCCGGCGGGCAAGGCCCGGTCGGCCCGGCCTTCCAGGTAGACGCCACCGGCCCGACTGCGGATCGCGCCCTGTACGACTCCGAGCCGGAAGGCTTCTCGTTCCTCGATACAACCACAGGCGAACTGTTTTTTCGGGAAGGTGCCGGCTGGTCTGATGGCGTGCCGTTCCAAGGCCCGGCGGGTATCAGCGCCTATCAGGTCGCGTTGAATAATGGCTTTGTAGGCACCGAGGCTGAATGGCTTGAGTTCCTGCAGGGTGATACTGGTGCAGATGGTGCTGACGGCGTTGGTATTGCAGCCCTTGTGATCAATGGCTCAGGCCATTTGGTGGTGACCTACACGAATGCCATTGAAACCGATCTTGGCCTTGTTGTTGGCGCGTCTGGCGCAGATGGTGCTGATGGTGCTGATGGCGCGGCCGGCGTCGATGGCCGCGGCATTACCAGCATGGCCCTTGATGGCTCCGGCCACCTGATCATTACCTACGACGACACAACCACAGAAGATGCAGGCCTTATCCCAGGCGGCGGCTCTGCTGTGTGGGGCGGCATTGGCGGCACGCTTGCTGATCAGACTGATTTGCAGGCGGCGCTCGACAGCAAAGCCACGTCTGCCCAGGGCGCGCTGGCCGATACCGCAGTGCAGCCGGCAACACTGACTACCGCCCTGTCCGGCAAAGTGGATAAGGATGGTGCCAAGGTACTGAGTGACGAGAACTACACCAGCGCCGAAAAGAGCAAGTTGGCAGGGTTGGAGTCCAGCCGCTTCAAGGGCCTGTATGCCTCGCTCGGCGCTCTGCAGGCCGCTCACCCAACTGCCAGTGCTGGCGACTATGCAGACGTTGACGCAGGGGTTGGCTCCGACACAATCCGCCATGTGTGGGATGTAAGTGATGCGCAGTGGCAGCCAGCTGGCTCGGGCGCGCCGATCACTGCCGCTGACGTCAAGACGCTCTACGAATCGAACCCGGATACGAACGCCTACACGGACGCTGAGAAAACCAAGCTCGGCACCGTCGCCAGCAACGCTACCGCCAACCCGGACACCGATAGCCTTACTGAAGGCGCGACCAACAAGTGGTTCACTGTTGCGCGAGTGCTTGCGGCGGCCTTGGGTGGTTTGAGCCTGGCGGCTGGAGGCCCGGTGCTTGATACCGACAGCGTGCTTGCAGGCTTCGGCAAGTTGCAGCGGCAGATTAACGATCTGACGACCGAGCTGAGCGCAAAGTACAAGATGCGGGGGGTGTTCACCAGCCTAAGCGCAAACACATTGCTCACCGCCGCCCATGAGGGTGTGATTGTGCTGGACGCCACTGCTGGCGACCGCACGCTAACCCTGCCGGTCAACGATGCCGCGTTCGGCGTGCGCGACTTGCTTATCCGTCGATTAGACAACACCAGCAACCGCGCAAAAGTTCAAGTATCTGGCGCGGACAAGATCAAGTTTCACACCCATCTCAATGCAGCGGGCTACGGCTTCCTATATCTGATGGGGGCTGGCGACTGGTGGCACCTGCGCAGTGACGGCGCAGGTGGCTGGTGGCCTATTGCCCGACGCGATGACTCCCCGCTTGGTCGCCTGAGCTTTGAAACATCAACCGCCATCCAGCCAGGTGGCTATGGCCTACCCCATGGCGTGCTTTTTGTCCGCGCAGACTGGCCGTGGGTTTGGGATCACGCACAAGCCAGCGGCATGCTGGTCGATGATGCTGGCCGCGCTGGGTTTGAAGGTTGTTGGACGCGGGGTGACGGCTCTACAACTGTGCGCTCGCCAGACGTTCGCGGTGAGTTCTTGAGGATGCTGGATGAAGGCCGGGCGATTGATCCTGCGCGAGTCGCGGGCAGCTGGCAAAAAGGGACGCTGAATGTAATAGATACAGGCAACGCTGCTGTGTTCGGGGTGCGGGCAAAAACGGAAACTGACCCCATCGCGGCTCGTAACTTGCTTGGTGCAGACCCTTATATCGTTTCACAGTACATAGGCGCAGAACTTGCGTGGCTTTCAACAACCACATCCGACGATATCCCTGGGTCTGGCGGCCCCAGCATGTCTTCCGGTGTTTCGCGCCCGCGCAACATCGCATATCCGGCACGCATCAAACTGATCTGAGGAGCCCACCATGCACATTTACATCGCAGACAACACGGGCATCCTCACAGGTCCGATTGAGCTTCCTGTCATACCTGGTATTGGCATCCAGGTACCGAGCAATGCCATTCAACTAGCTGCCAAGCTGGCTAATCCCGCAGCAGGCAAAGTCTGGGCGCTGGTTGATGGACAACCGCAACAGTTGGCCGACCATCGCGGCACGGTTTACCGCACCGACACTGGCACGGCAGAGCAGTACGCCGCCATGGGCGAACTGCCGGAGGGCCTGACCACCGAGGCACGGCCATCAGCTGATCACCGCTGGTCAGGCAACGGCTGGGTCTTCGACGCGGCCTTGCAAGCTGTTAACCGGCTAGCGCTATCGGCAAGCCTCTGCCTTGCAATCGACACGGCCGCCGACGCCGCCCGCCACACCGTAGCCGGCGACCCCTTGCGCGCCGAGGAATACAAAGTCGCTGCCGAAGAAGCTGCTGCTTTTGCCGCAGCGGATTACCTGGGTGATACCCCGCGCGCCGTAATGGCTTGGGTTATCGGTGATCGCACACCCAAGCAAGCAGCGCAGAGTATCTTGACGGAGGCGGCAGCCTATAAAGAGGCCTTTTATCAGCTGCGTGAAACTCGCCTTGCGGCGAAAGAGCACATCCGCGCGCTTGTGAATGATGGCCAGGTCGAACAGGCTAAAGCCGTCGCAGCGCAAACCATCGCGGCTATTGAAGCCGCTGTGGCCGGCATTGGGAATAACGCCTAATGGTCAAGCTGGCGCTCTACAAGGGGCGCGGAACAATAGCCAATTACCTTATTCGCGGGTGGACAGGCAGCATCTATAGCCACTGTGAATTGGTGGTGGACGGCTGGTGCTACTCCAGTTCAGTGATGGACAAGGGCGTGCGGCGTAAGCGGGTAGGGCCTGGGGCCGATGAAATCAGCCTGGGCGCGGATCACTGGGACTTGATCGAGCTGCCCTGGGCGGACGGCGCCGCCATCGTCCGTTACTTCGAATCCACCGACAGCGACGTTTACGGTTGGCCGTCACTGATTGCAAGCCAGGTGTTCAACCGTAACCGGCCGACCGAGCATGCTGCGTTCTGCTCAGAGTGGTGTATGCGAGCGCTGTCGTTACCTGTGCCTTCCATATTCAACCCAGGAACAGCGGGCGACCAGTGTCGCTGGCTGACAGAAACATGGTACGCCAGGCTAGCGGCATAGCCGGTTACTGGCTGCTACGCTTGCCATGCCAATGACGGCAGAACGCAAAAGGAACCTGCGATGACAAGAAAGCGCGCACTTGAACTGGCAGCCTTGGCCTTAGCGGTAAGTGTGTTCGGGGCCATTCAATTCAGCTTGGGCATGAAGTATGGGGGCCAGGTAGCGCCCACTGTGTTTGAGCTGTCTGTATGCGATATGGGCCTGGAAGCCCCGTCCACAACTGAGCTGCAACCGCTGTAACCAAGAGCGCTTACCAAAGCCCGCCAAGTGCGGGCTTTTTATTGCCTGGATGAGGCCTAAACCAGGGAGTACAGCCGCTCTGCTTCCAGCCTCAATCGGGCAGATATCTGCCTGATCTCGGCGTAGACCGCCACACGCTCTTCTGCGGTGAGCGGTTCGCCTGCCAGATCTGCTGGTGTTAATTCGAAATCGGCCAGTGCTTCCGCTGCAAAGCGGTTGGCCACTGCCTTTGCCAGCACCTGGCTGGGGAATTTGTTGCGCATAACTACCTCAATCAAACAGCCCGCCATGGTGTGGGGCTAAACACGTGGAGACTTCATGGACATCACGGAACAGCAGTTGCTCCACATCATGCCCAACGCCCGCCGATCAGCGGGCGTTTTTGTACCTGCAATCAACGCTGCTGCCAAGCGCTGGCATATCAATACGCCCAAGCGCATGGCTGCCTTTTTGGCGCAGGTCGGGCATGAGTCCGGCCAGCTCCAGTGGACGCGAGAGCTAGGCAACAACGCCTACCTGGCCAAGTACGACACCGGCCCACTGGCCGAGCGCCTGGGTAATACGCCCAAGGCCGATGGCGATGGCCAGCTGTATCGCGGGCGCGGGCTCATCCAGATCACAGGCCGCTACAACTACCTCAAGTGCAGCGCCGGGCTGTTCGGTGATGACCGCCTGTTGCGTGAGCCGCAACTGCTGGAGCAACCCGAGTGGGCGGCGCAGTCGGCCGGCTGGTTCTGGTGGGTGAAAGAGCTGAACACCTTGGCCGACCAGGGCAAGTTCACCGCGATCACCCGCAAGATCAACGGTGGGCAGAACGGCGCAGCAGACCGCCGTGAACTGTGGCTGCGGGCAAGCAAGGTGCTGGTATGAGCATGGTTGATCTAATCCCAGGATCGCCGCGCACCTGGTTGCTCGGCGCATTGCTGGTTGCAGTTTTTGCAGCAGGGTGGGCGGGCAATGGCTGGCGCATCGGCGAACGACTGGCGATGGCTGAGAAATCCCACAGCGACACCCTGGGCGAGATAGCTCGAGCGGCTGCCCACCAGGTGCGCGATCAATTAGATGCCCGGGTACTGCTCGAGCAGCGCCATGCCGAGCTGGATTCAATAAAACACAAGGAGCTGACTGATGCACAAGCTGAAAACGAAAGGTTACGTGGCCTTTACTCTGGCGCTGATGCTGAGCGTAAGCGGCTGCGGATCGACGTCATCATTGCCGCCAATGACCGCGTCGTGTCCGCTACCGCCGGCGCCGGCAGCTTGGGCAATGGAGCCAGCGTCGAACTCAGTGAGCGAGCTGGATCAGCTGTTTGGAATATCCGGGGCGGAATGATCCGCGATCAGAAGAAACTCGAGTACCTGCAAGGCTACGTCCGGACGCTGACCGGCCAGCCCACTGCAACCCCATAACCCTCCGTAAGAAAAGAGCGACCCGCTCAGGTGTTACAGCACCCAGGCAGGCCACTCGACCCGCAGCCATTCCTGCAAGCCAAGCCAAGGCTCCCACTCCGTGCACGAAGCGGTGGAGAGCCTAGCACCTGTTTATTTATACAGTAAAGGTTTGCATTCTATGACCAGTCCTATCATTCCCTGGATGGGTGGCAAACGCCGCCTGGCCGACCGTCTTATCCCGTTGTTCCCTCCTCACGAATGTTACGTCGAAGTCTTTGCCGGCGGTGCTGCGCTGTTCTTCATGCGCCCGCAGCCGGCGCCCGTGGAAGTGCTGAACGATATCAACGGCGACCTGGTGTCGCTGTACCGGGTGGTGCAGAACCACGTCGAGGAGTTCGTGCGGCAATTCAAGTGGGCGCTCTCCAGCCGGCAGCTGTTCGAGTGGCAGAAGATCACCCGCCCGGAAACCCTAACCGACATCCAACGCGCTGCCCGGTTCTTCTACCTGCAGCACCATGCCTTCGGTGGCAAGGTCAGTGGGCAGACGTTCGGTACCGCAACCACCGGCCCGGCGCCGAACATTATGCGCATCGAGGAGAACCTGTCCGCTGCCTGGCAGCGCCTGGCCGGTGTGTATGTGGAGAACCTGCCCTGGCTTGAATGTGCCGAGCGCTATGACCGCGCGCACACCTTCCACTACATGGACCCGCCTTACTGGCAGACCGCAGGCTATGGCGTGGACTTTCCCTACGAAAACTATGAGCGCATGGCCGACTTCATGCGGCGATGCAAAGGCAAGGTGATGGTCAGCATCAACGACCACCCCGATATCCGCCGGGCGTTCGATGGCTTCCATATGGAGCAGCTCGATATCCGCTACAGCTGCACCAACCAGCGGCAGGGCGTGGCTGAAACAACGGGTGAGCTGGTGATTATGAACTGGGTGCCGGCCTCGCTCGGAGGCCTGTTTGATGGCGTCTGATTCACTTGCTATGCCACGGCACCAGAGCGTTACTGGTGCCAACGGAAACCACCAAGGAAACGATAATGAACCTGCTCGAGCACCTCCAACCCCTGCCCACCGAACTGCTGAGCGCCATGGCGAAAGGGGAGGTTGATACACAAGCTATTGCCGCCCAGCTGATGGCTAGTCGCGGGCTGGATCGGGAGGGGAAGTGGGTGGGGTTTGAAAAGGCGGCTGAGATTTGGGGGGAGTCGAAATAAAAAACCCCGCGTAGCGGGGGTTTTTAGTCGTACCAGTTAAGCCGTGGCTAGCTGGTTCAGCTGCGCGGCTCTGTCATTGATAACAAATTTTATTATGGATTTTACTGCATCAGGACAGTTTTTAAATGAGAGCTTGGAAACAACGCTCTCTCCTCTCTTTAGTACGAGAGCACCAACCAACTCATCTACAAAGGACTGGGTCGCTTCCTTACCAGAAAAATCGATGAGCACAGTGTTCCCACTGTCGAGCATCATTTCAATTTCCTTTCGATAAGGCGCAGCAGATGCCCTCATGCCAAGCGTGCGGACAGTATCTGATCCTGACGCTAAACTAATTTGGGTTTGCATTACGCGTTCCTCGGCGATTTATGTATCAAAATCTATCTTATATGTATCGTAGATGCCGGTAATTTATCTGAATTCAGATAAATTACTGCGAATCATTCGAATGTGATCTCGACATTCGGCGAACCCTCAACGGCGGGCAGTAATGCGGAGATGTCAATCTCGGGAAGCTTGTCACGTTGGCACTCAAACGAGATTGCTACACCTTTCCAAGCGCAATCCGACAGTGAGAATTGCGCTTCGCGCGTTGTGTGGAGCCATGCGTCACCACTTGCTACCACCAAATGCCCCTCAGCTGCTTTAGCAATCTTAGCAGTCATTGTCAAACCAACACCTTGATTCTGACTATCGGTTTCATAACCGACTTGGGGGCCTCGATTGCAGCTAACCCGTTCAATCAGTGCGGCCTGAATTGCGGCGGCGTGAGTCTTGTTGTCTTTTAGCTGTACGTGGTTGCGGAGCGTAGCCAAAAAACCACAGCCGTTGTCAACAATTGATAACCGCACAGTGCCAGCATTAGTGAAGTGTTGGCAAGCTACCCATACAGAAGAATTGAAATGTCCTTCACGCCGTGCGTGGGAAAGAGCATTTTCGAGGAGCTCCTTCAAGGCATATTCGATTGGGCGTCTGTACGGTTCGTACTGATCAAGGTCTGCATCTGCGCCCATCATCGCGCGGACAAGCCGCGATGCAGTCTCTTCCGATTGGCCAGAGTCAGTGACTTTTATCAGCTCAACACAGCTGAACGGCTCGCCAGCTAACTGAAGCCTAGCGTTTTTTAGGTCAAGACCTTCGACCAATAGCTCCTGAAAAAAATCCATTCGCGCAAAATAGTCGATCAGGTCTTGGGACATCCAACGCCAGTTGATTTGCTTTCCAGCAGGCTGGGTTTCGAGCGCAGCGCGAAGCACGGCGAGACCAAAGGGGTCAATGAACTTAAGCTCTCCCGCATCAACGACTACATCATCAGTCGCTGCGCTTATAAGGGAGCACACACGAAACAGACTTTCAGGGTCTGAAGCGCTGAGAGCGGAGGGAAGATAGATCGCGTCTTCCGTATCAAGGGCTGATCCCGGCAC